TTGGTGCGTTCCGTATTGGTAATGTAGCTTTCATGTGTAGGATGGACAAAGTATGATGAAATGTAAGGAGTGCGGGGGTCAGATGAGGACTAAAGACACCCGTGATTATTCACCGAATCCTGAGTGGATTAAAAGACGCAAAGCCTGTGAAGACTGCGAGTCAACTGTATACACTCTAGAAATTCCTATTGACGAACTAGGATGGGAACAACCTAATGAAACCTGAAGATATAGTAGCGCTTATGCGGGAGCATGCTGCCTTGTGCAATTTAGAAGCAGAAGTTATCATGGCACTTAAAGCAAACGCGGTCAAAGACAGTGTAATGGTGCAACAACAGCTAAACCGTATATTAATTTGTTTACAACGAGTAGATGACATAAGGAGAAGAAATGAACAGCAACGAGATCAGAGATACCCTGTTCCCTCACGAGAAGACGATTAGGGAATTAAACGCCAGATACACAGCGTTGGAAGAGAAGTATTTGTGGTTAAGGGAGCACGGCGTTATGCTAGCTAATGCTGAGGGTGGTTCTTTGTTTTTAAAAGGAGATGCCTTTGACAAGTTCTTTGCAGATGGTTGTGTATTCCCTGTACCCGAAGTTGTGGTAACTGAAGAACCAGTTGCTAATAAGAAAGCGAGAGTTAAAAATGGATAAGAAGGGGCCTAAAGCTTTCCCAAACAGAACATGGGAAACACAGAACGAAATCATAGTTCAGTACGGCATGGACTTGAGAGATTACTTTGCGGCTAAGGTACTACAGTCTATATTGACTGGCTCGGCTTGGTCGCTGAGTGATACAGAGGCTACTAAAAAGGCTTACTACTACGCCGACTTAATGTTGGAAGCTCGCAATGGCTAGGACACCCGAAGTGTGGTAAAATATATTTTTACTTTATAGGAGCAATATATGGATGCAGAAACAAAAAAACGGTGGATGCAAAGCAGAGTTAAACATGGGGCATATATTAATAAAGGCGAAACGCCTGAGCACTATACTTGGAGATCTATGTTGGCTAGGTGCAGAAACAAAAACTCTAAAGACTACGAGTACTATGGCGCAAAAGGTATTAGTGTATGCAAAAGGTGGCTTTCATATGAAAACTTTATTTTAGATATGGGCAACCGCCCTTCCGCAGACCACAGTCTTGATAGAATTAATACAAAGAAAGGGTATATGCCTAGTAATTGCAGATGGGCTACGCGCAGTGAGCAACAGAAAAACAAAAGCACTACTAAGTTTTATTCCAATGGGGCTTTTTCAGGGACCCTAGTTGAGTGCGCAAAATATATCGGCATATCTAAGGAACTAGCGCACTACAGGTTTAAAAACTGGAATACATTTGAAAGGGGTGAAACATGGCGGCTACTCCAGAACGGGCTGTAAAAAATGCTGTTGTTAAGATTCTTAAAGAACTTGGTGCTTATTATTTTTATCCTGTTACTGGTGGTTTCGGCAGATCGGGTGTGCCTGATGTTGTCGCATGTCTTAACGGACAGTTTGTTGGCATCGAATGCAAAGCAGGTAAAAACAAACCCACCGCTCTTCAACTAGCCGAGCTCGAAAAGATAGAAAGTGCGGGGGGTGAATCTTTTGTAGTAAATGAAGAGAGTGTTAAGGAGTTAAAAGAAAGCCTATCAACAGCGTGCCACTTAAAATTAAAGGAATCAAATGGATAAGGAACTCGTGTACGAGCACATACAGAAAGCACTGCTACTATGTACTAAAGAAGATTCAAAGCATAGCGCCATTGTTATTCTAGTTAACGAAGAAACGGAAGCAGTTAATATCTACGGCATGAATATAGATCAGATGGAAGTACCTGTACTTCTAGAAGAAGCGGCCGATCGACTGTATAGTGAAGTAGCAGAAGAATTTAAAGGGAGAACATTACAGTGATTGAATTTTGGAGTGGTAAAAGAATCTTAGTAGTTGACTTTGAAACGCGTTGGTCTAAGAAAGAATACACACTATCCAAATCTACAACTGAAGCATACATACGAGACCCTAGGTTTAAGGCTTTCGGTTTATGCGTCAAAGTCTTAGGTAGTGCTGTACCACCACAGTGGATTCCACATAGTGATATACGCGCATGGGTTGCATCTGTTGATTGGTCACGGACGGCGGTGCTAGCGCATAATGCCCAGTTCGATGTGGCTATTCTTTCATGGATTTATGGGGTTAAACCTGCGTTCATCTATGACTCGCTATCTATGGCTCGTGCACTGCGCGGTGTAGAAGTAGGCAACAGCCTAGCTTTACTTGCTGAGGAGTATGGCCTGCCACCTAAAGGAGATGCCGTACATAGTACGGATGGTCTAGATGAACTACCTTGGGAAGTAGAAACAGAGCTTGCGGAATATTGCATGCACGATGTGTTCTTGTGTGAGGAAGTATTCAAACGCTTATATAACGAAGTCGAGGGTGGATTCCCTGAAGGCGAGTTAAAGCTGATTGATATGACGCTCAAGATGTTTACGGAACCTGTATTGGTTCTTGATGGGGAGATGTTAAATGCGGCAATCGAGGATGAACGAACAAAGAGGGAAGCGTTACTCAAGAAAGTTGGTATTGAGGAGAAGGCGCTGGCTAGTAATGACAAGTTTGCGGACGTTCTTAGGGGACTCGGTGTTGAGCCACCGAAAAAGATTAGCAAAACAACTGGTCTGGTTGCGTATGCGTTTGCGAAAAGCGACGCACTCTTCCAGTCGCTACTTAACGGAAGTAATGAGGATGTGGCCCTCCTCTGTGAAGCCCGCCTTAAAGTTAAATCGACGCTTGAACGCACAAGAGCTCAAAGATTTGTCGACATTTCAGAGCGAGGTACGCTACCTGTGCCGCTCAACTACTACGGCGCACACACAGGTCGTTGGTCGGCGAGTCGTGGCTCGGGCCTTAATTTGCAGAACCTCAAGCGGGGGTCTTTTCTACGGAACTCTATCCAAGCCCCGAAAGGCTACACGCTTGTCGTCTGCGATTTGGCACAGATCGAACCTAGAGTCTTGGCGTACCTCGCTGACTATACCAGTCTACTTGAAATCTTCTCGTCAGGGCAAGATGCATATGCGCAGTTCGGTGCGCAGATGTTTGGGATACCCAACCTATCTAAGGAAACGCATCCCGATTTAAGACAGTCAGCTAAGTCAGCTCTGTTAGGTTGTGGGTATGGCATGGGTTGGGCATCGTTCTCTGCACAGCTTTTAACGGGCTTCCTAGGGGCTCCACCTACTATGTATGATAAGGCCTTTGCTAAACAATTGGGCGTAACTCAGCAAGATTTAGAGGACTTTATCAAGTGGGATAAGAACATACAGATGTTTAACGCAATACCCCGCACTTGCTCTGACTCAGAACTACTAACACACTGCCTAGCAGCTAGGGCAATCATCAATAAGTATAGGCAGGCGGCTTATGATGTTACTAACTTATGGAGCTTATGCGAGTCACGCATACACAAGAGTTTATATAGTGGTACTCCATTCGAATATAAGTGTCTAAGATTTGAAAAAGAGCGTATAATATTACCTAGTGGTTTGGCGCTAAGATACCCCGATTTAAAAGGGGACTTCGGCGAGAATGGCAATGTGCAATGGGTTTATGGCGCTAACGATAAGAAACTGTATGGCGGTAAGTTAACAGAAAACATCGTACAAGCCGTGGCTAGGTGTGTTATGACGGATGGTATGTTGCGGATACAAGAGAGATACCGCTGTGTACTAACGGTACATGATGAGGTTGTGGTGCTAGTTCCTGAGAACGAAGCAGAAGAAGCTGAACCTTGGGTATTACAACAGATGGTCATGGATCCGCCGTATATGTCAGGGATTCCGCTAGATGCGGAGACAGGTTGTGCAGTTAGATATGGAGAGGCAAAATGATGAAAGAAGCACATGTTATGCAATTAACCCCTAGGGAACAGCATGTATATCGTTACGCTAAAGCAGGGATAACTAGGATGGAACTTAGTAGAGCTTTAGATATTACCCCGCAACGGGTAGGTGCGATATACAAGAAAGCATTGAAGAAGTTAAAGTTAATCGAGGAGTCAGTTAAATGAAAATACCAAAGTCAGTAAAGATAGGCGAGCACATAGTTAAGATTAAGCAGAATAAACATGTGATTGTAAGAGGTGATTCTATTCGTGGTAGTTTTACTTGGGATGTAGATAACAAGAAACCAGTCGAAATGCAGATAGCTTCGCATCATGCTAATGGGTATAAGTATCCTGTGGCAGATAGGAGCGAAACCTTTTGGCACGAAATAACCCACGCCATTCTATTCGATATGGATCATAAACAAAAAGCTGACGAGAGATTTGTATCCGCATTTGCGGAGCGATTAAACCAAGCTATCAGGAGCGCTAAGTTCTAATATGACAACAAGCATAGTTAAATGGAGTCACTCAGGTCTTAAGGACTTTGAAGGTTGCGCTAGACGCTACCATGAGGTTAAGGTGCTTAAGAAGTACCCATTCACAGACACAGTTCATACGAGGTATGGTAAGCAAGTCCACCAAGCCGCAGAAGATTATGTTAAAGATGGTACTCCTATTCCACCTGAGTTTGCCTTCATGGAACCTATCTTGGACAGTCTTATGAAAAAAGAAGGCCGTAAGCTACCTGAGTTTGAGATGGCTCTTACAGAAGATTTAAAGCCTTGCGGTTTTAAAGATGAGAATGTTTGGGTGCGTGGTATTGCCGACTTAGTTATTGTGGACGATGACAACTTAACTGCTTGGATTGTTGACTATAAGACTGGTAATAACAAATACCCTGATAGAGACCAGCTAGTACTCATGTCGTTGATGGTGTTCGCTTACTTCCCACACATAAGAAAAGTTAATTCTGCACTGCTTTTTGTTGTGAAAAATAGTATGGTTAAGCATACAATGAGGCTTAGCGATATTGACCACAACTGGCGCAACTATAGGGAACGAGTTGGAAAGCTTAAAAGCTCTATAGAAAACGATGTGTGGAACCCTACAAGCAGCCCGCTGTGCCCTTGGTGCCAAGTTACTAGCTGCGAATTTAACCCTAAACATTAAG